AAGGATAATCTGCATCTTTTGCCCATGCAGGGCATTTTGCACCCTTGAAAACAAATCCATAAATTCTGATTGCGGAACCATGGTTGAAAATTCAAAAGACAAATCCCGGTTGTTGTATTTCACTTCCCCGAAAAAATCTGTTAAATCAAGAACACCATCACCGCCCGGAATATCAATAGTTTCCGTTTTGGGTGATGGTGTACCAATTTTCTTTTGTGAAAGAATCAATTTGAAATCATCATAGGAATGATAATTTCCGAACTTAACACCTTTCATGATAACCTCACTTTCTGCAAATCGTGCGGCTATCTTTTGTATTTTTATCCTTCGGATAATGTATAAGTTACTTTCATGGTGTGTGCTGATGTTTTTGTCACCGGCTCTGCAAGGTTGTTGATTGTATGGATAGGTATAGGATATAAAGTAAAGCGGTTATCAGGCGATTTGTAATATCCATAATCAAACAACAACATCCTATTGCCTTTCACTTGCAAGCAATACTTTAAATACATATAGGAAAATGCATTAAAAAAATCAAATTTCGACACCACACATGACTGAACATCAACAATATATCCACCTGCGCTGTCTTTGAAAACAATTTTTTCATCTGTAATAAGATAAAAATTAAAATCTCTCAAGGAACTATTTGTCACCGTGTAATCAAGTTCTATTACATCCGTATTGTCGGCAATATTAATTCTGAATAATTTCCAAACATCATCCTTTTTACCCAAACAGAAAATATACTGTGATGTGACAGCGATTCTTTGTGTGTATGCAAAGTTGATATCGATATACGTTGTATTATTACTTTTTACACCGTCTAATTCCAATGTTGCACCTGTTTTATTTATAATTTCCTTCAACTCTATTGAATTGTTTGCAACGTCCAATAAGCACAAATAAAATGTTCCGTTTGCGGATAAATCAGAAGCATAATCTGAAAAAATGTATCTGATTATTCCATCAGCAGAATATCTTGCAATTCCACCCCGATATTTTGTCGTATTACCTAATTTATATAATGTATCTAATACTTTTTGCGGAAGCGTGAATTGCATTTCTTCTGCGTTGTGGGATGCATCTATTATACTACCGCTTGCCACAGTGTTGTTGAGATAGACATTTCGATCAAAAATAGATACATTACTAAGCGGCATTCGTATTTTTTTAAAGCAAAGCACACCGGTATCATTTGCGCAATTTTCATTAATCGTTTTTTCTTCTATATAATAATTTTCATCATATGAAATAAGTGCAATTTTGTTTCCATTAAAAGCATTCGGCAACTGATAAAGTTGGTGCAACGTTTCTGTGTTTTGTTGTTTGTATACACTGTCTCCAAGACCTAAATTTCCACCCAACAATGAAGTGAGCGAAACACATGAGATTTTCCCATTTGCCTGTGATGTGTTGAAATCCCAAACAAACTTGATGCTTCCATCATCCTGTATACCACTTTCATTTACATTGAATGATCCAAGTTCTACAACTTCACCTGTATAAGTTTTATTGTAGACACCCCTTCCTATCATTTTATTGCCTGCCGGCGGCATATAATTTTCAATGCTTTCCTCAATGGCATCTTCAAAAAGAAGCAATCCACCCAATGCATTACCTACTATATTTTTAACCGCTGCAAAGTTAGTAGTTGAAAAAGGAAATGGTTGCAACATTTTCTGCAATCCTGCAGTGACCATGTTATCTTCTTCGATTATCTTCGTATTTCCACTATTTACTTCTGTCAGTTCTATTTTGGTATGACCTTTCATTTGTACACATCCTTTCTAATTCGCAAAATCAACATATATTTCCGTGACTGCTTGTGTATTATCCAACAATGCAATCCTGATATAAAAACTGTCTGCACCCTGAAACAACAAATTCCACTGTTCAAATGTGATGGCTTCTAACGTTTCCTTATTCATGCCTGTAAATTCTTCAGACAATACCGACCATTCCGAACCATTCCACGCTTGCCATGTATTCTTATTATCAAAACTCACCGCAATAATAAGTTCACCTTCGCAAGTGGCAACCATATTTTCAATACCGGTAATGGATTCATGTGTCAAGTCTATTGCATTGGAAATTACAGTTTGCGGTTGTGGTGTTGCTGTTACATTAGCCGTGATGATAGGCATTTTCGCTTCTTCATCTGACTGCCAATTATAAAGCGTGGGTGATTCTAACATTGCAAGAAGGCTGCCTGAAGGAAGTTCAGCATTTCCATAAGTTTCAAAAATGGCTGCTGTCAATTCCGTTACGCCTTCAAGTTGATTCAAGTTTCCATCTACCACGTTATAAAACATATTGCCTGATTTTATTAAATAAGCATTGGGCATTTCACCGGCAACATAACCTTCAAGATTAAATTCACCAATTACGGCATACACTTCATTTGAATATACAGAATACGTTGTGACAACTCTTAACCTGTATTTTGTATAATAGTTCGGATTCGTTATGGTGAATACATCACTTGTTGCCGGAACACCTTCACAGATTCCTTCAATCAGGGAATCCCACACTTCGCCATCATTACTACCTTCAAATACAAAATCTTTCACATTATGATTTTCGTTGGTATTTGCTGTGTATCTGTGATGAATTGATATATTTGAAACCTTCACAGGCATTGACATTGACAACATGATCCAATGCGTGCCATGTGTTGTGGCTTTCGCACTGTGCCATGACTGCCCCTGTGTTGCAAGTGTATCAGCGTTATTTCCGTTAAATGCCATATAAGGCAACATACTTGAATTAATACTGCTATCAGCACTTACAATATAAGTGATTCCGTCAATAGTCTGCTCATTAGTGCCAATGACAGGCATAGTCCATACTTTTTCCATTTATATTACCTCTATTCTTATTGCTTCTACGCTTGCAAATTTTGATGTATCAATAGTAACAGCACACAGTTTTCCTGAATCAATGGTCTGTTCCACGCTCTTAAATGAATAAGTAGTGTTCGGTGCGAAATATTCATCATCTTTCACATAGGATGCATCATATACATATGTTGCCTTTTTACCTGTGTTAAAGGTGTAATTTGTGACAATCTCATTGACACCACATGAAGCATCAAAGCCTTGAATCTGAATGTCTGAAAACTGCATAAGTCCAAATGCTTCAGCAAAAACATTTGCAACAGGCACTTTGCTGTCAATCGCAACATCCGCATTGAATCCTGCAACCTGCATTTCGGAAAATGTAACTGCTCCGAATATTTCATCAATATTGATGGTTCCATCCCATTTCCCGGCACCTGCCAATCCCTGACCATATAATACCGCTTTGATATCATTCTTCAGTATCGTTGCTGTTGGTGGTGTGGTGTCTACCGCAACAACATCAAATTCAATCGGTGTAAGTATTGCCGCTTCATCATCTGCGCTTTGGCTTTCTCTGTCAGCCTGTGCAGATGCAATATAGTTGAATATGGTTGCAATGTTTGCTTCAGACACCCTTTTATCACTTTCGATATATACCGTTTTTGCCTTAACCGTGATTGTATGCCTTTTATTTGCAGCATCAATAAAATACCGTGACAATGTTACAAAATGCTTCCCTTTTTCAAGGTACTTTGTCAGGACACCATTTTCTTCAATGATACCGTCTATGTAGATATAAAATTCCACATATCCATCCAATGACATTTCAAGCGGAATAGTTGTTATAAGTATCGGTTTTGTGTCCTCAACCGTTGCATAGTTAATTGCAATAAGTGTTTCTTCTTCTGTATCTTCAACTATAATTTTTGCAGAATTTGTGAAAGTGTGTACAACAATATTCTTGCTTTCAACTCTCAATTCCATTTCAGATAGTTGCTTATCTTCTGAAGATGAAACACCTTGCAGCTTCGTGTTGCCACCTTCGGATTTTATCTTTTGTGCGGAACGGTATTTCCAAGTATATGAAGTGACAAGCGTATTCACTGCATCTGCGGTTGAATTAACATTTTTCAGGCAAAGCATATCCCCCAAATCAATGGATGGATCACCGGTCATTGAAATTTCAACCGGTGTATACCTGATGTTTTTTAGAACTGCAAGTATATTTTGAAGGATTCCATGCTTTGTATCTTCCACACCTTGCACAATAGGAATGTCACCCATATTAAGTAAAAGACCACCTTCAACGGTTTCATCAATTTCTTCATACGGATAAAAATTTTGCTGTGATACGAACCTTGCCTTTACACCGCAAAAATACGTTTCATAGTCTGCAATGGTGGAAGTTGTTCTTCTTTTTGCTGATATTTCAGCGCATGATTCCGTTGAAAAACTGCAAATCTGCAATTTCCCTTCACGGTTAATTGTTGCGAATCCTGCAAGTACAGATGCGATATAAGATATTGCATCCCGGTAAGTTCCTACCCTGTCAGCATATATTGAAAATAATTCTGTTCCATTGCACATAGCACATATTTCTTCTTCTGTCTGTGCTAATTCCACCCCACATTTTTCACTTATGAATAACAAAAGCTGATAAGGTGTGCCAACCGTTTCTTCTGTCACATCTTGGTCAAAATCCGTCATTTTGTCATAACACTTCAATGCTATGATTCGTTTTGTTCTTTTAGGTGTATCGACATAAAATACACCTAGCGGAATTTCTTCTTCCGTTCCGTCTGCCAGTGTGAGATAGTAGCTGATTTCGACCTTTGCCCCATACAAGGTGTATCTGTCAATCTGTTTCATGATACTGACATTCATTTCACCTACATATACAGAACCGAAACAAAAATTGCTGTTGTTTATACACTTATTGTTGACGGATAAAGAACCCGGAACAATTTCTTCATTCTCAATGGTGAAAACTGTACCATCTTCAAGAGTTAAGGAACCGGTTGCCCGGCTCCTTATCACTGAATTATTAACTGCCACTTTGTAGGAATCAGATGTATTATACATATACGCACCCCCTACAATTCTTCAATGTTGAAAGACAATGACCACACAGAAACATTGTTCCTGTGAAATTTCTTTTCATACTTAACCCCGGTTATTTTTGCGGTAATTTCTTTCACCGCATCTTCTCCCGGATCGTATATCTTTACTGTAGATACAAGCGTGATGGAATTTTTAATTTCTTTCAGCTTTTCTACTGTAAGACCTTTGTATGACACATTCCCCGAAATAATGTTTTCCCTGATTACTTCAATAGTTCTTTCGCCATTTTCGCCTTCATATTCGTTGTACTTATCTTCCTTATTTAGTGAAAAAGTCTTTTCAGGATCAGGAAGTGATGTACCATTGATTTCTAATAGTTTAAGCATTAACCATTCCCCCTGACCTTAATGTGATATTATTCTTGGAATTAATGATAATTTCATCCCACAAATCGTTGCCGAAATATATCGGGATAATAATATCACCGTTATTGTCAGGCTTGAAATCATCCAATTTGTCAAGTATCTTGGTGAGGATTGATACCATGGCAGTATTTTGTTCAGCAACCGCCTGCTTGATATATCCAAGTAGTAAATCAACCGGTGCAATGGCTTCTGTTCCTGCTTCACCGCCAACCATAGTTTTACCGGAAAAAGGATTGAAACCAAATGCCGTTGGTTTCGTTAAAATACCACCATTTTTATACCATTCAATACCGAATTTCGGCACGGAAGGTGGATCAAGGTTAAAGCTACCACTTATATTGAAGTGCGGCAATTTGAGTTTCGGAAGGCTCCACGTGAAGTTAAATGCCTTCTTTATCAAATTAATGCCATTTGTCACAATATTTTTTGCATTATCCATGGTTGTGTTGAATTTGTCCTTGATTTTTCCAAGAATGCTGCTTACAACACTAAGTGCCATATTCAGATTTGTTGTGAATATGGTCTTAATGGCTGTCAATCCGGCATTTACAATGTTTTTCAAAAAGGTGACAGCAGCATTCGCCAATGATTTCATGCTTTCCCATATCCCGGTAAAGATTTTTTCAATTCCTGACCATGCTTTTTCCCAATCACCTGTGAAAATACCGGTTATAAATTCAATAACACCTGTTGCCATAGTGAGGAAAGCCGAAAATTGTTCACCTATCAACTGAAAAGCAACCTGAAAAACCGGCGCAAGCGTTGAAGCTATGAAATCAAGGAAAGGTTTCAACACGTTTTGCCACAAATCATTAAGTGCCGACTTTAATTGTTCAAGTAGTGGTGAACATGTGGCAACTATTTCATTCCAAGCATTTGTCATGCTAGTGCGAAATTCTTCGTTTGTATTCCAAAGATACAGGAACACCCCGGCAAGTGCGGTTATTACTGCAATAACGGCTGCCACCGGTGCTGCAACAGCACCAAGTGAAGATACCAAGCCACCAATCCCACCGCTTGCGGTTCCGGCTGCCCCGGTCAATCCTGATAAACCACCGCTCAAACCACTGAAAAGCGTTGGTATCTTTGAACCTACTGAAATGATTGAACCGATTCCCGTTGATATATTGCCAAGTACCATCAGCACCGGACCTGCTGCGGCTGCTATTCCGGCAATCGTCAAAATCAGATTTTTTGTTCCTTCATCCATTTCAGTGAATTTTTGTATAAGTGCCGTTCCTTTCTGCACCAATTCAATCACTTTAGGAAGCAATGTTTCTGCCAACTCTGCGCCAAGTAATCTTGTGGATTCCTTAAAATTCCCCATTACATTTTCAAATCCATCTGATTCCCTTGATGCTTGCCCCATAGCACCGGACAATTCCTGTGCATCTGTGACCATCTTCAACAATGTTTGCTGCTTCTGTATTTCTGAAAGGTCATTGTATTTTTCGCCAAACAATTCCATGGCTTTTGCATTCCTTGTTGTTTCGGTACACGAAACACCAAGTGCAGCATCATTTTCAAAATTCCCCTTTAAAAATGATTGAAGGCTTTCTGCTGTATCTTCAAGGCTTCTGTCATAATATGCTGCCGCATCCGCTGTTGCCTGCAATGATGTTTCCATCAATGCCATTGCTTCTGCGGAATCCGCACCTGATGACTTTGCAAAAGCATATATGGAAGTTCCAATGCCTTGAAGCCTTGTTTCCATAATTCCTGCTTCTTCAGATACTTTCTGAATGGCTGATGTTGCCTTATCTTCAACACCTTTGAAAGTTTGTTCAAACTGTGAATTGGCTGCCTTAACATCTGCGGCTGCCTGTACTGACACAATACCCAAACCACCGATTGCGCCTGTCACCGGCAACAGTTTTGCCCCAACAGAAGTCATTGTATTGCCAACCTTTGTGAATCCGGTTGCTAACTTGCTTTGCAAACTATTTGCCTTTTCTGTTGTTGTATCTATAGCGGTATTTGCTTCCGTGTTTTCTATTGCTATTGTTCCCAATAGCTTGAAAAGTTCCATAAATAAGGGTACCCCCTTTCTTTAGTGTATTTAAAAAAGGACTGATCCGAAAATCAGTCCTTACCGTGTATTTCCTCTCATTTCGTGGCTGTATATCTTGCCCAAATAAGAGTTCATTGCAGGTGCAAGTTCTCCAACCAATGCACCTGAATCAAGGCATATATTCATGCCCAATAATCTTTCCAATAATTCAATTATCCTGTTCAGCCTTACCATGATTGCATCATCTGTCACAGGCTGTCTTTTTGTCATTTGTATTTCGTTCAAGTCCTCGGCAACCCTTGTCAGCCATGCCCGGTTATTTTCCAACGGAACAACCGCT